TCTGTCAACGCCAGTCTTCAAAAACAAATTTCTAGTGCGGTACGTCCTAATAACGACGCTCCTTGTACTATTGATGATGGCTTCGTTCGGTTGTACAACGCAAGTGCAACTGGTCAAACCTCAAGCCCCGGCCGCTCTGATGGAGCCGCCACCTCCCTTGACCTTGCTACCGTCCTCAGTGTCGCAGCAGAAAACAACGCAAAATACCTCAAAATAGCTCAGCAACTTAAAGATTTGCAAGCGTACGAAAACGCTAAATAATTCAATTTGCGTATTAGTAGCTGGTAAAAGGAGTTCAATATGAACAGAAGGCTATTTTTAGCTATTTGGCTGTGCACGCTAATCTGGGTGCTACAGCAACTACCAATCATCCGAACAACAGAACAAAGAATCGTGGCAATCACCAAGTCAACATTTGAGCTTATTTCAGGGTTCGAAGGCAAGCGTCACAAGGCCTATCGGGACTCTAAGGGTCTTTGGACCATAGGGGTGGGTCACCTTATAAAATCGTCTGAACAATGGATGCTCCACACTGTCCTAACAGACCAGCAAGTAGAAGACCTATTTAAAGACGATTTAAGGTGGTGTGACGAGGCCGTAGCGGAGTCAGTGAGGGTACCCCTTAACCAGAACCAAATGGACGCCCTGTACAGCCTTTGCTTCAATATTGGGGCAGATCATTTCAAGCAGTCTGAGGTGGTACAACATTTAAACAAAAATAACTACCAAGGTGCGGCAAACGCCTTTTTAAACTGGTCCAACCCACCAGTCTTAAGACCCCGCCGAGAAAAGGAACGGGAGCTGTTTTTAAGGGCGATTTAAGCGTTTTTAGCGTATTAGTAGATATAAGGGCTGATCACCCTATTTTAACTCTTAACCTCGAGGAAAACCCATGTTAGACGGATTCAAAAAGATTGTAAAAATGAAGACTGGCGGCTACGTCGCCAAGGCTAAAGAAATGTGCTATGGTGGTAAGGCCATGAAAAAAGGTGGCTCTGTACCAGCTGAAGATGTCTCACAAGACAAGAAGATGGTTAAAAAAGCCTTCCGCATGCACGATGACCAACAGCACGAAGAAAAAACCGACCTGTCTAAACTCAAAAAAGGCGGTCGTGCTAAGAAAGAAGCTGGCACTGTTCGTAAGTACAAGTCTGGTGGTTCTGTGACTAACGTCTACGAAGCCAAGAAATCTTCCGGTGACTTGGACAATATCCAAAAAACCAAAGACATCAAACCTGGTAAAGCAGCAGCTCCTTCAAAGGCAGCAGCTAAGCCTGCATTGCGCGGATCTGATGTGCAAAAAGAAAAGAGCAAACCCGCCGGTTCTACTAAGGCTAAAGAAGTGGGCGAGCGCGATACTAAGGCAGCTGCTCCGTCTGGCGCCAAGGGTGGTCCAAACAAGTACAAGACTGGTGGTGGCGTAAAAAAGTTTGATGACGGTGGCAGTGTTTTAGGAAACATTGGCACCGGTATTAGCAACGCTATCCTTGGAACACCCGCCCAAAATGCAGTTGCTCGCCAAAATGAAGCTAAATATCTTAGAGCTAAACAGTTACAACAAGCCGCCGGTAAGCCAATGAGCCCCGGTGAAAACATGGCTATGGGCCTAGCTGGTTTAGGTCAGCAGATGCAACCCGCTACAACCCCAACCCCTGCTACAACCCCAGTTGGACAAAAACGCGGTGGTCGCGCAGGAAAGCGTAAATAATGCCAATCAAATCTAAAGACCAACAAGCCGCGATGTATGCGGCTGCTGCCGGCAAATCAACCCTTGGCATCCCTAAAAAGGTTGGCAAGGAGTTTATTAAGGCCGGCAAAGCAAAACCAAATCTACCACAAAAAGTAACCAAGCGAGCCGCTGGCCGCGGAAGGTAATATGGCCTATAGCAATACAACTGGTCAGACAACAATCAATGTTGACCAGTTAATTTCGTATGCATTTCGTGATGCTGGTAAGACAGCAGAAGAGATGACGCCTGAATATATTGGGGCAGCTAAACAGGCACTATTCTACAACCTGCAAAATCTATCTAATCTTGGCGTTAATCTTTGGTTGTTAGAAAACCAATTGTACGGCGCGCTAACCCAACAGCAACAGTTGGTTCTACCCGCTACCACTATTGACGTTCGAGAAGCTAACTGGGTGTATGTTCAAAATATCCAGGCATCAGTGTATTTACCAGTAGATAACGTATCTGCTGCTAATGCTTTCAATCTCCAATCCCAACTAGCCTCCTTAGCTACATCTACACCTAGTGAAAACTGGATTGGTCTTGGGTATCAGCAAGCACAGAGCGTGTACTATGTTGGTTGGAACTGCTACGCGCCTAATGGTGGCACTCAGACTTATAATCTAGTGTACGAATACAGCGATGATGGCATTAATTGGATAACCAAGCAGACATTCCCATCAATCACCATGAGTGATTATCAGTGGCAGTACTACAATATTTCTATCACTGAGCCACACCTATTTTACCGCCTGCGTGAGACAGTGGCAACAACATTCTCCGTTCGCCAGATTGTATTCTCGACTAGCCAACAAGTTATCCCACTAGCACGCTTAAACCGTGACGATTACTGGAATCTTCCAAACAAACAGTTCCCATCTGTTCGCTCATTGCAGTATTGGTACGATCGTGCCATTGAGCCATCTATGTATCTGTGGCCTGTTCCAAACAATCCATACCAGATGTTCCAGTTGGTTGTTGAAAAGCAGATGGAAGATGTTGGTTCACTAACCAATCAAATTTATGTGCCAGATCGCTGGATTGCTTCGGTACAGGCCAGTTTATCACATAAATTATCACTGCAGCTACCCGGTGTGGATATGGCGCGGGTGCAGTATTTAGAAGCTCAAGCTGAAAAACTATTCATGCAAGCATCTAATGAGGAGCGTGATAAGTCTCCAATCTATTTTCAACCTAATATAAGCTACTACACAAAATGAGCGTAATAATGACCTACGATTCGCTTGTAGCGAATATTATTGACTACATGGAGCGTAATGACGCCGACTTTGTGGCTCAGATTCCAAATCTGATTGCATTGGCGGAGTCATCCATCGCCGCTGAGTTAAAAACCTACATGCAGCTTATCGTAGTCGAAACCAGCTTAGCAACAAACCAGACTGTGCTTAATAAACCAGTACGTTGGCGCAAGACCGTGTCTATGAAGGTTAATGGAGAGCCTGTTTTGTTGCGCAGTCAAGATTATGTAGCTCAGTATTTAGCTGAATCTAGTTCAGGCCAACCATTATACTATGCAGATTATGACTACAGTAACTGGAATTTTGCTCCAGCCCCAAATCAATCCTATCCAGTAGAAATTATTTACTACGCTGAAATCCAGCCATTGGATGAGAATAATCAGCAAAACTTATGGACACAAATTGCACCACAGGCTATGCTATATGGCGCCTTGTTGCAAGCACAAGGCTACTTAAAAGCCTTAGACAAGTTGCCTGTTTGGAAAGGCTACTACGCAGACGCTATTGCAGCGCTTAAGAAAGAAGACAATTCACGCCGTGTGGATCGCAATACCTCGGTTCAGGAACCCTAATAGATGACTACTCCCGTTTATACTTCACCTTTTACAGGCACCGTTGTTACACCAACGGATGTATCATATCTTGCACTACCTTTCAGTTCTAATGTATCATTATTTTGGCCCAGTACAGTTAATGGTAGCGAAACACCCGCAGCTCGCATTATTGATTGCGTCGCTTCTGTATCTGGCCTATCTATTGCTCTTCCTGAAGGCGATCAAGGAACGCTAGGCGCGGACATTTTGTTTCGTAACCTTGGCGCGCAACCTTTCACCATCACTGACTTTTCTGGAGGTAATAGTGTTTCTGTTCCTGTTGGTATTTCCAAGTATTTTTATCTGGTTAATAACACCACTACCGCCGGTACGTGGAACAATGTAACATTCGCCGCTGGTACTTCTGCTGCAGATGCGGCTACATTGGCTGGCTATGGATTAACTACAGTTAGTGGCAAGTTAGCAACCACCCAAAATCCCGTTGATATTTCAACTTCTCCAGTAATTACCGACACAAGTCGTGCTGCGACATTCAACTGGAGCGGTGGTATTGGTTCTTGGACACTGCCATCAACATCAAGCCTTTCCACCGGCTGGTACATTGGATTTAGAAATAGTGGTACTGGACAAGTAACAATAACACCAACATCGCCCAACACAATTAATGGTAACTCAAATATTGTCATTTTCCCTGGCGACTCTGGGTTTATTTTATATGACGCAACTGCTGGCGGATTTATTACTGTTGGTTTGACAAATCCAAACAGTATTACGTTTACTTCTGCGACGTATGACGTTGATGCTTTACCAGGGAACACATTTAATCTTACTAAATATGCCCCCGTTATTCAGACATACATAGCTCAATCTGGTACCCGAACCACTACATTAGCCGTAACATTACCAGCGATTACCCAGATTTACATTCTGGCTAATAACACAAACCAGACCGGTTATAACATTACTTTCCAAAATACAGGAAGCTCACAGCCTGCGTTTGTGTTATCTGCTGGTAACATCGCAACATTACTTAGCGATGGTACCAATCTCTACCCATTGACTACAGCCTCTACGGGACTGTTTTACGCAGCTAACGGAAGCGCGCCGTTGCCTTCGTACTCATTTACGAATGATACATCAACAGGCATGTATCTTTACGGTACTGGTATTTTAGGTTTGGCTGCAAATGCTACGGACATTGTTAAGATTGATAGCTCCAATACTTCATCTCCGTTGGTGACTATCAACGCCCCGTTACGTTCTGGTTTAATTAGTGGTGGAACATTCTAAATGGCGGCTGATAATCAGCAACAGGATACCTCGCAATACACATCGATTTACAGCCTAGCAATTCCGGCTGGAATTAAGCGCGACGGTACAATCTTCCAAAACGACATGTACACCGACGGTGTGTGGTGTCGCTTCCAGCGTGGTGACCCCAAAAAGATGGGTGGCTACCGCT